AAGGAACTCTCTGATAGAGTTCCCCTTCTACATATAATTGAATTTCTGGATTGATTACAGGTCCTGCTATTTCAATTAATATTGGTGCTTCTACATGACCTTGATTAATATATTCTAAACTTCTTATATCATAAGCTGTAAACTTAGAGTCCCATTCAAAATCCCATCTTATTTCTTCTTGTTGTTCTTGCATATCATAAATAATGATATTTTCTTCATACCATAAGCTCAAGCAATCAAATGTAATATTTTCACTCATTACTCCATTTTCTTGTATTTCTGTTTTTGTTATGTCTGTTATTTGTACATCTTTAAAATATTCTTTTACTCCATTTGTTAGTGGAACTTTATAAGAAAATTTTAGAGTTTCTGATTTTTCAATAAAGTCTACTAATTTTTTATAATTGTCATAATTTAGAAAGTTTACTTGTCCATTTATTTGTCCTTGTTCCATTCTACGTAAATTTGTTATAAAAGTATTTCCAAGCTGTTCATATTCTGTATTATATCCATATCCTAACCCTGATGGTTCTGTCAATAAACAATAGTTGTACATATCCATCATTGAATAGGTTTGTCCTTTTTCATTTACAAGTTTAAATTCTCTGACCATCTCTTGCTCCTTTGCATAAAAATAAGACAGCCGTTTGACTGTCTTTTTTATTTTTTTGTAACAATTACTTTCCCTTGCCTATTAGAATTTTGTCGAAATAATAAAATTTTAATATGCCATTCCAAATTTTCTATTTATATAATTAAAAGCTTTATCCATTTCAGCTTCTGTCATTTTTTGAGGATAAAAATTAACTGTTACAGCTCTACTATTGTCCACTTGTTTTAATGCTTCTGCTAAATATTTAGTTAATGTTCTATCAAGAGGGATAACTGCTTCAGCAGACTTTCCTTCTCCTATCATAGCTAAGGTTGCTTTATCCACTATACCACCTTTTGCAAGTTGTGGTATATGTGGAATATTTATTCCTTTTCCACCAACACCTGGAACCCAATCTGGAACTTGAACTTTATTAATTCCATCAATAAATCCATTTATGATTCCAATAATTGCATTTATTGGTGCTTTTATAATGCCTCCTAAACCACTTACAATATTTTTAAAAATATCTTTAATTCCATTCCATGCTTTTTCCCAGTTTCCTGTAAAAACTCCTGTAATAAAATCAATTATTCCTTTAAAAATACCAGTAATAGAATCAACTACAGTTCCTATTGTGTTTCCTGCAATTTTTATCGTATTAACAATGGCACTAAATACTGCTGTAAATACTGGCATTAATTTTTCAGTAAGCCAAGATATTGTTGGCTGAATCGCATTGCTCCATATTCCTTGAACTATATCTATAATTCCACTTATAACTCCAATAATATTTTCAAGTATTGATTTGCCATAATTATTCCAAAAATCAAGTAGCCACGTTAATATTTGCTCTATATAAGGTTCTAAAAAAGACCACATTCCTTGAATTGTAGTAATAATGTTTTGAATTACTGTTACTATAAATTGTTTTAGTTTTTCTAGCAATGGCTGTATTGAGTTAGTATATAATTCTTGAATACTTTTCCATACTTCTTGAACTTTTGACCTGAAATCTTCGTTTGTATCCCATAGATGTTTAAATACAGCGATTAAAGCTCCTATAACTGCAATTACTATTCCTACTGGTCCAGTTAAAACAGATAATACTGTAGACAAAGTTCCTACTCCTGCTGTTGCCATTCCTATTTGAGCTGCTATTGTGCTTATAATTCCAATAAGAGAACCTATGACTGAGATCACTTTTCCAATTATAATTAACATTGGTCCAATTGCTGCTGCAATTAATGCTATTTTTATTATTAATTCTTTAGTTTCTGGGTTTAAACCGTTAAATTTTTCAAACAATTGTTGTACTTTATCTAAAAATTTTTGTACTGATGGAACAATATTTTTTAATATTTCTTGTCCTATATCTGAAGCTTGAACTTTTATTCTTTTCATTGCTATTTGAACATCATCTGCTTCATCTACAACTCCATTATAAGTATTTTCAAGTGTTCCTTGTGAGTTTTCTAAGACATTTAAGAATTTTTCATATTCAAATCTTCCACCTTGTATTGCATCTGCTAAATCTGGTCCTGCTTTCGCTCCAAATACTTCTATTGCTTTTGATGTTGCTTCTGCTATATTTGGTGCTTTCTTTATTTCTTCTAATGTTTTCTTAAATTCTTTGCTTGAATCTTTTCCTGCTTTACCCCAGTTTGAAATAGCTTTTTTCATACCAGAAAATGCAATTTCTGTATTTACACCTGCTTTTTCCCAGCCTGCAAATATTGCGATACTTTCTTTTGTGTTTAAGCCTAATGCTCTCATAGGTGCACCATATTTTGTACAATATTCTGCTAATGCATCTACAGATATCCCACTTACTTGAGCTGCTGCACTTAATTCATCTAATACTTCTCCATAATTTGAAGCCTCTATGCTTGCATCACCCATATATCTTGAAACTTTTTGAACTGCTGTATTTACATCTATATCATTAATTTTAGCAAATTTCATGAATTTTTCTGAAGCTTCTTGTAGTGTATCTCCAGTAAATTCAAAACGTGTATTTATTTCTCCTACTGCGCTTCCTATGTCATTAAATTCTCCAACTACATTACTACTTACTTTTTTGTATACTGACTCTAATTCTTTTGCTGCATCTCCAATAGCTCCTGTTTTTTTGATTACTGTATCTGCTCCTTCATCAACAGTATTAAAACTTTTGACTGCATAAGTTCCAAAACCTATAATTGGTGCAGTAACCTTTTTAGTAAAAGATTGTCCTACTTTTGTTATACTATCCCCCAATGCTTTTAATTTGCTACTATAACCTTGTAATGTTTTACTTGCTTGTGTCCAATTAGAAGCTTCTACTTTTAAATTTTTAAGTTTATTTTCTGTATTTATTATTTCTCTTTGTAAATTTCTATATTCTGGTGTATTTAGATTTCCTCCAGATTCAACATATCTTTTTTGAGCTTCTTTCAAAGATTCTAGTTTTTTCGTTGTTTGTTCTATATTTTGTTTTAAAACTGTCTGTTTCTGAGATAACAATTCAGTATTTTTAGGGTCTAATTTCAGCAAAGAGTTAATTCCTTTCAATTCTTTGCTCAAACTAGCTGTAGCAGAATTAACCTTTTTTAAAGCATTTTGTAATCCTGAAGTATCTCCACCAATTTCTACTATTATTCCTTTTATATTGCCAGCCATATCTTCCTCCTAATAAAAAATAAGAGGCATTAAAGCCCCTTATTTTGATGCAAGCTTATCCCAATCGGATTGAGTAGCTTTTTTTACTTTTTGTTTTCTCTCTCCAAAACATAGCATAATTTTAGCAACATCCTTATATTCCAATTCTTTTAAATCTTGTATTCTAATTCCTATTTTAAAACAATTAGCAATAAATTGATGTTCTTCTAAACTATCTTCGTTGCTTGTCTTATTTTCTGGTAATTTTGAAATTTCGTCTATCAGTTCTTTATCAACAAAAGGAATTTACGGCAAGTTCCGTTACCTCACTAATCCAATTTGCAGAAAGTTCTATTTGTTCTATTCCTTTTAGCCAATCTTCAAAACTTCCAATCTTCGAATCTGCTGTATATATAAGTATATAAGCAATTTTTTCAATAACATCAATGAAATCATCAACATTTTCTAACATCATTGAATTAATTTTTTTGTCTATTTCTTCTTGAGAAAGTTCTTGTTTTTCTAGTTCCTTTCTAAGATTTTCTTGTTTTTCAGAAAAATCATTTAATATCTTTATATCTGCAAAAATACCCTTTCCAAATATTGTTTTATATTGAAATCTTGTAAATGCATTACAACTTATTGGATATTCTTTACCGCAAATTTTTATTGTTTTCATAAATTACCTCCTAAATGCTTTTTTCATATACTTTTGTAAACCAATCATCATATTTCTCTTTGTTTTCTGTTGTTTCTTCACAATAACATTTAACCATTCTATCTGTTGTTCTTGGATTCATTGTTATTGTTAAAGTTTCTGTTCCAACTTCAATATTTTCTTGTTTTGTTTCATTACTTCTAGATGGTCTTGTAGCTGTGCAATCATAAAAACAAAATCTTCTATTTTTAGAATCTCCTTGTGCTTGAAATAATAAAGCAAATCTTGCTGTTGTATCATCAGCACTTTCAAAAATTACTCCATTAGTATCTTTGACTTGTCCTAATATTTGTGTTAAAAATTCTTCTGGTGTAACAGCTAATTCTAAATCCCCAGAATATCCGTTATTTACAGCTGGGGCAATAAAATAAACCATATTATCAGCATAAAATGGTGTCGCATCTCCACCCTCTGGGTCTATATTTAAACTTACTGCACCTTTTACAGCAAATGGTGTTCCATATGTTATAACACCATTTTCTTCTGTTATTTTTGCAATATGTACATCTTGAATACCATAATTAACTTTTGACATTTTTATTCCTCCTTAAATTTCAAAAAAATAACTCACTTGCCAAATTTCCTCATCTGATAAGTAAGTTTCTTCAGTTTTATTCCAAGCAACATCGCCTAGAATTTCATCTTCTATTTTGTTTTGTGCTTCTATGTCTTTTTCTAAGTATGTATAGTCTAGTTGAATTGGTGTGTGTTTTTTATAAACTCGATTATCCGCCATAAAATTATCAGTATCTCTGCAAATTGCAATCAAATGTGGAGGTTCAACTGGTTCTTTGAATATACCATAAGCATATTTAAAACCTTTTTTTCCACATCTTTGTTTTAACTCTTGCAATGTCATTTTGAACTCCTCCTTATTTTAGTTTCTAGCAAATCTGCAAACTTTGTTCCATATTTTTCTTCGACTGGTTGTATGTGTGGGATTGCTTTTGTTCTTTTTCCATCTCTAGTTGCATGTCCAAATTCTAATAAATGAGTTAATTGATAATTTGTTTTATTCCAAACTACTTTTGTATATTTATAGCTTTTCTTTCTTGTTTTTGCTCCAACTTTAACCGCCCAACCTTTATAGTATTTTGTATTTCTTGCCATTCCATCTCTTGGGCTAGTTTTTTCTAACTCATCTTTTGCTTCTTTTGTAATTTTGTCAGTAGCTTCTTCTACATCTTCATCAATTTCCTCTTTATAGTTTTGTAAATAATTCATTACTGCTTTTTCTAGTTCATTCGGCTTTATATTTTTAGACATTTTTTACTTTCCTTTCACAAATTAAAATAAGCTCATCTGCCGTTATTTCTTGTGTACGAATGATAGTATATGTCTTGTTCATATAAATCAATTCTTGTTGATTCTCGTAATTAAAATTTGAAATTCTTAATCTTAAACTTGGTTTATATCCTTGTTCATTAGCTTTATAGAACTCATTTGCATAAATATCTTCAACTTTTATGATTGGAATTTCAGTTTCTGTTCTTACTTCTTTTTGCACACCTATTTCATTTTCCACAATAGAGGTGGATAATAATTTGCAACTTACATCACGCATCACTATCCACCACCTTGTAATCAGAGCTTAGTCCTAAATTATTGCATAGAAGACTATATGTCCTTTGAGCTAGCTCTTTTTCTTTAATATCAACATTACCGAAATTAGCTTTAACAAACATAATAATAGAAGATTTTATAAGCTCATTGTCGGTATTTTCACTTGCATTGATACCTTGTCTTTTTAAATCTTCTATTCCTGCATTTATTAACATTTTTATTTCTTCATCTTTAAATGTTGATGTTTCTACAATACTTAAACATTGTTTTGTTGTTTGTAATAACTCGTCCATATAGTCCTCCTTAATTTATTCTAAACTCCTGCTTTTTTGTGTCCATAAACAAATGAGTTTGGAACTGGTGCTCCGCCAACTACTGCATAACCAGTATAGTCGTTAACTCTTGCTTTTCCTATAATATCTTTTGTTACAGATATTCCTTCATTGAAGTTTAATTTATAATTCTTTGCATTTCCAATTACGAAATCTCCGTCTTTTAAGAATGGATCAACTTCGACCTTATATTTTGCTATGCTATCTAAACCAACACCATTAACTGGGTTATTTAGATATGCTCCATTATCATCTTTTAAGAATGCTATATCTAATGCTAAATCCTCAGCTATATAGATTTTAGCTCCTGCTCTTTTTCTTTTTGGTAATTTTGCAAGTCCAGCTTTTATTGCCTCTAGACTTTTTACTGTTCCTTCATATTCTGCATCAATGTTATTTCCGTTTAATGAAATACCAGCAATTTCTTTAACACCTGTTCCATAGAATGGTTTATCAGCTAATTCCTCTCTCATTTCTCTTGAAACTTCTTCAATTATGTAAGAAATAAATTCATCTACAGCCATTGCTTCTAATTTCCAAGTGATTCTTATTGTTTTAGATAGTTCCATATTAACAAATGTTAATTCATCCCATTTGTCTGATTCTAATTTATTTTCTTTTCCTTCTTCTACCCATTCAGCACCGCTTCCAGATACTTTATAAGGCATAGAAATTAAACCTTTTATAAATGTTTTAGCAATATCTCTTAAGAATGGTGATTCTAATTCAACTTCTTTTAAAATTTCCATTGATACTGTTTCAGGTATAAATAATCCACCATTGTTAACACCATCAACTGAAGCTGTAGGTGCAACATAATTTGTAGCTGTTGTTGTTAATGCAACATCTAAAGCTCTTTGCTCTTCTTCTGTTATGTCCTCTCTACACATTAATTTTTTAGCCCAAGCACTTCTATATTCAGCACTTGATAATACATTTGCTCTTGTTAATCTTTCTTTTTCCATTTCATTTCCTCCTATTTTTGTTAAATTTGAAGCATTTGCACTTCTTTGTTCTATATCTTCAGTATCAGCAATTAGTTTTCTTTCTTCTTCTTTGCTGATTTCTTCTGATTTTTCTTCAGTCTTTGTTTCTTCTTGCTCTGGAACTTCTTTGTTTATAGCTTCAACTTGTTCTCTTAATTCTGATAATTCTTCTTGATTTTTAGCTTCAGCTATTTTGTTTAAAAGTTCTGCTTTTCTTTCTTCAATTTCTTTTAAAGTCATTTTTAATCTTCCTTTCTTTTTATTTTTAGCAGTTCTACCACCGCTTATATAAAACTCTATTAGGCTCTACCGCACTAAAAAAGAGCAGTTCTACCACCGCTCTTCGTTCGAGATTATAAACTTAATAATAATTTTAATCTTTCTTTTTCTAGTTCTATCTTATCAGCTTCATATTTTTCTTTTTCTTTTTCGTATTCTTCTTTACTTCTTGCATATATTTCTGTTGTATCATAAGCTGGAACGTCTACTACTGATACATCATATAATCTATCTATTTCTAAAATTCTTCTTGTATCAGTTTCATAATCCCATTCTTCTCTAGCTGTTGTAAAAGCAAAACTCATTTTATCTAATAATCCTGATTTAATCATTTTATATATGTCTTTATTATTTGTTGTATCAATTAATTCTGCTCTTACTTTTAGTCCTTTGTCATCTACTATAAGTTGTAAACTATTATTTCTCGTTCTTGCTAAAATTAAACAATTGTCATTATGATTATATTTAAATACACAATCCTTCATATAACAATTACTAAATGCATTTCTATCTATTACTTCTTTGCACCATCCTAAATCTGTTAAACTCTCAAAAACAACTGCATAACCTTCTACTATCATTTTTTCATCATCTTCTAATGTTCTAACTTCTGATAATCTTAATTCTTTAATCGCTTTTTCCATCTTTTTTTCCTCCTTGATAATTATTTGCTATTGTACTGTCTATATTGTTTAAACTTTGTAATATTTTCGCTCCTTCTTCGCCTCCAATAGGTGGCATATCTAATACTTCTAGTGCCATATCTTTTGTTAATAGTCCATATGGCAATACCGTTTGCAATAGTTTGGTTTTTTGGTCTAAACTTGCATATTGCATTCTGTTTGCTGTAAATACTATTTTATGTCCTTCTTTTATAGATTGAATATTAAATATTTTATTTGTAAATGCATCACTCATTTGTATCGCTCTTGGTTCAATTACTCCTTCAAAAAATGCATTCCATTCTTCTGAATTGAAACTGTTATTTACAATTTTTTCTGATATTCCAAAATAATCAAATATATTGTAATTTACTTGTTTTAGTTGGTCTTTATCTAATGTTATTGGTTTCAAATTAACTTCTTGAAATTCTGCCTTTCCATCAAGTGCTGCAATACCACTTTCGTTTTCTAAATTAAGAAAATCTTTTACAAAATTTTCTTTGTTTTCTTTAATGTCTTTTTCTTTTAACATTGCATTAGTATATTTAATAATTCCTTTAAGATTATTTGTTGTTTTTATGGAATTTTTAATTCCTTCTGAAGCTGTATGTGCTGTGTCTAAATCTGTCTTTAACACTTTATTTCCTGTTCCAAAAATATCATGTTTGTTATAAAATAATCTTAAATGTATCAATTCTAAATATGGCAATATATAAGTTTTTCCATTTACAAATTGGAATTTTAAATATATTTTTCCTGCTTGGTCTTGCAATAAGTCATAACTAATAGCAAGTAAAGGATAAAAACCTGTTATAAAACCTTTATTGTCTTTTGCTATGAATACAAAAGCATTAGAGTCCGTATATAGCATTGATATTGTTTTATATATAAAATCAAACTTTGTCATTATTGGATTTGGTTCATTTTGTAATAAAAAGTTAATATCTCCTTTTATGTTGTTGCTTACATTGTCTTTTATATGTTTTGGAAGTAGTTTTGCACAATGTGTTGCAATTCTGTCAATACATTCTCTTGCAACTTTGCTATCATAAGTATTTTCACTTAATGTTGTGAATTGTGCCTTATAACTATTTAACATTTCTAACTGTGTTTTAGTTATACTTTGTGTTTGTTTCTTTCCAAAAATAGTACTAAACAAGCTTCTTTTTTCTTTCATTTTATTCCTCCTGTAGAGCTAAATAATCGCTCATCTTTTCAAATAAAACACAGTAAGCATCTATTAAGCTTACTGCTCCATCTATCCTTTGTTTTGATTTTTTCCCTTTGACTGGTCTTATGTTGTCATTTTTATCAACTTCTATTGATGTATTTAATAAACACCATTTTAATATTGGGTTGTTGTTGTAAATTACATTCTTTTCTTTTAAGTCTGCTTCTAATTCTTTCATTGGGTTACTCATTGTCCTTGCACCTTGAATAACTTTTATCATTTCAAATCCTGTTTCTTGCATTTCTTCAAGCCAATATGGACTTCCCCATGGATCATAACCAATCCACAGAGCTGAAATATCATATTCTGTATGTAATTTATAAAACCAAGCTGTTACATCACTATAATTTACTCTTGCACCTACACAAGTTGTTAATAATCCTCTTTCTTTCCATTTATCATAAGGTACTGCATCTTCTTTTACTTTTTCTTCGAGCTTATCTTCTGGTATGAAATATTGCTGTAATATATATTTCTTATTGTTTTTTAATATTAAAACAGTTGCACAAGTTAAATCTGTTGTACTTGATAAGTCTGCTCCACCAATTCCATATGAACCTCTTAACTCTTCTATGTCAAATGTTTCTTCGTTGTCTACAATATCAAAATCAAGCCACTTTTCATCTGTATTGCTTCTGATGTTAAAGTCTTTACAAAGTACACCTTTTTTGCTTGCAAAATCATCTTTTGCTCTTTGAACTTGTTCTGTTAAGTATTTATATTGTTTTATTGCTCCTAAACCGTGGATTTGCTTTTGACCAACATTTAATATCTTTCCATTCTTCTGTTTTGTCTAGTTCATATAAAACTGGTAGAAAAGCATCGTTTTTTACTGTTCCGTCTAGTACATTGTTTGCATAAGCATAAATGTCATCAAATATACATTCTCTTACTGTTCCTGCTGTTGTTATCATTACTACTAAAGGTTGCCTACGGCTTGAGGTTGATTGTTTCATTACTTCATATAAGTTTCTATCTTTTATTGCGTGTAATTCATCTATAATAACTAAATGTGCATTTAAACCATCTAATGTATCAGAATCCGAACTCAAAGGCTCAAATGAACTGAATGTAGATGGCATATACATATCTGTTCTTCGTTTATTTACTATTGCTTTTATCTCTGGAGATTGACTTCGCATTGCAACTGCTGATTTAAAAGCTTTACTTGCTTGATCTTTTTTTGTTGCTACTGAATAACATTCTGCTGAACCTTCGCCATCTGCAATCATCATATAAAGAGCTATTGCCGATAACATTGTTGTTTTTCCATTTTTTCTACCAACTAAAAACATTGTTTCATTAAATCTTCTTGTATTTGTATCTCTATTTAAGAATCCAAACAAAGCTTGAATATATGCTTTTTGAAATAATTCTAATTTAATTGGTTTTCCTATCTCTCCTTCAGCCTGTTTACAAAATGTTTCTATGAATTGTATCGGTCTTTCTCCAATTTCTTCATCAAAGTAAAAAGAAAGTGAATTATTTTCACTTTCCTCTACTAATCTTTTATATATTTTAATTACTTTTTTTCCTGCAATAATTTCTCCTGTCGATATTTTGTTATAATATTCTTTTATATAATTCATCTATTACCACTTGCTATAAATTTTAGCAAATCTTCTCCAGCATTTTTTTGTTCTTCTTTTGGTAGAAAATCAATAAGCTGTTTTATTACGTTTGAGTAGTTTTTTATCATTGTATTATATGTTTTGCTTGCAATTGATTCTTTAAAACCAAATTGATTAGCACCATTTACATAAGTTTCTTTAACACCATATATTTTTATATCTTCTTTTAATTCGTCAAGTGTTATAGACATAAAAGCTGCATTTTCAATTAGCTTCTGGACTATTTCTTTTTTGTTTTTCGGTATTTCTTTAAAAACTTTTTTTATTTTATTTATTTCTTTCTTGATTTTCTTATTTTTCTCAATAAGTGCTTGTCCACTTATTTTATCTCGAATCTCTTGATTTTCTTCATCCATATCTACACCTCCTTGACTACACCCTTCACGTGAATTTGGTTTGGATTTTTCTGTTGCCCACCCACCGTTCTCCCTAGTGTGTTATTTTTAGTGCTTGATGGGGGTATCATTCCCTATATGTATCATAGATTTCAAATGTTAATTCTTCTGCTTCCTCATCATATGAAACAACTAATTCATCTGTTCTCTTTATGTCTTTTATAATATCTACAATTTGTTCTATTGAATTTACTTCTATATAGGCATCTTCATCAATCTGTTTTAGATTATATTTTTTAAGTATATCTATATATTCATTTATTCTTTCTATATCATCTTCAAAAGGATGCTTATCAAATAAATGCCACACTCCTGTACTTATTATTTTAACTTTCATTCTTTATCAAATCTCCATTCTCATCAAAACTATATTCCGTTTCTTCAGCATGATGTTCTTTATTATGACAGTCTTGGCACAAGCTTTCTAAATTGTCTATGTTAAAGAATACATTGTCATCTTCATAGTTTTTATCTGTTATATATTCTTTATGATGTATTATATATACTGAATTGTATATTCCGCTTCTTTAAACATCTTTCGCAAAAAGGATTTATTAATAACTTTTGCTTTCTTAACTTCTGCCATCTTTTGCTTTTATATTTCCTTGCTATCTCTGGATTGTCTCTATATGTCATATTACTTTGCTTTCTTTGTTGTTTTCTTTACAGCTTTTTCTGTCCTTACTTTCTTTGTTGCTGTTTCTACTTCTTTATCTTCTTCTACTTTTTTTACAAATACTACGTCAAAAGAATTTGTTTTTGTTAATACTTCATATCTTTCTTTAGATACTTCAAATTCTTCTCCTTCCTCTGGTATTCTTCCTAATTCATTATCCTGTAATCCTAATTCTTTGTACTTATTTGTTGCTCTTACTTTCATTTTCCTTTTCCTCCTTAAAACATTCCTTTTCTTTATTACAGCCTTTACACTTATTTTTCATACATCTTTCAAAGTTCTCACATTTTAAACTTCCATCTATTTTAGTTCTTAATTCTTCATTACATTTTTTATTTTTACATATACTGCATACTGTTCTTGTATATGTTTGGTATATTGTTTCTTTTGTTTTCATTGGCTCTTCCTCCAATATATTATATATAGATTAGCTCAAAGCGTAGCTCCTAGGTCATCAGTTAT